TTGGCTGCGGCTCAATCCCTTGGTGTTGGGCCCACCAGGCATTATGTTAGGTACCGTCTGTCCGCTTTCCCAGTGGACAGAGTTGAGGAGATGTCTCGTCGTTATGCCGTATATGAGATCGAAGGTGTGAAGTTCGTGAACATCCCTATGCTCCGGGGATGTCTTATGGGGACTCCTTTGTCCTTCACGATCCTCTCCCTCATAAATGGTTGGTGTAGCAAGCCTCTGGGTGTCATGACGCGCATTGTTGGCGATGACGTTGTGAGTGCTTGCAGACCACGAGACATTACCCGATACGATGCGCGTGTGCAAAGTGTCGGGTCTGGTTTGCATCAAATGAAGTCTTTCTATGGGACCCGCGGTTTCACCTTCTGTGAAATCTTTGGACTTGGCAGCACCCATGTCAGGTTCTTCAACCCACATCATTTGAAGCAATACCAGAGAGACGGTTATGGGGTTATGGACAAAGGCTCTTTTGTAAAACACGATGCGACCCAGTGGTCGGCACTGCGTCGTGTAGCCCGAGTCCTGTGCAAAGATGTACGAGCCAAGGCTCGGCGTTTGGGACGTCCTCCGGAGCTGCCAGCAGCTCTCGGTGGACTTGGCCATCCTTCGAAAGGGATGCGCTCTATTCCCAAGCCCGTACGGGCATCTTTGTACACGTTGCTTAACGATAGCAACGTTAACCCTTTCAAGTACGTTACACGTATAGATACCTTCTTCGCACCTGCTTCCCCGAAGCTGTTTGTGCAGATACGCTCTCGCCTTCAGGGCGCCACTGATCCGTTTCCGGCGTCGGATCAGGTTCCGTGCCCTGACGGAAGCGAGCTCGTATCTTACTCTGAACTCAATAAGTTTGTCGCCGTACAAACTCATAAGCTGTATTGGTCCAGAGGAGGAAGGTATCGACCGTGTATACCAAAAGCGATGAAACCAGGGAAGTTGAAGTTGCCTGCCCCCTCGGGGGTTGCGTACGGACCTAAGACTCCACTCTCTCAGGTGGTTTCCGAATTCCGTGCGCTCCGTCTTAGACGGGGGCTTTGGCTTCCCTATCCGCTTGCGTCGCAAGTCCGCGGTCGAACCCGCAACGCGAGGGAACTCAGTTCTGAGGTCCCCCGATATGTTGTACCTATTCCATTG